TCCATTGCTGAGCGTGAGGAGATGCGGGCCTGGGACGCCGAGGAGAACCCTTTGGGCCAGTTGGCCGGCATGTATTCCGAACCGAAACCCAAACCCGCCGTTGAGGACGTGATCGGCGCGTAACCAGAAGGGCCGCCTGGTGGATGCTGAGGATTATGCGTTGCAGCAGGCGTTGATCTCGGCTGCTGTGGTGCGGTTCGTGTTGCAGTTCGCGAAGTTCGCGGCGCAACCTTTGTTGACGGCGGCGGACTGGGTTTCGTTTCTGCGCCTGTTGTTCCCGGAGGTTCAGCGGCGCCGCGAGCAGTCAGCGATGCTGGCCAGGGATTTCTACGACATCGCCCGCCGCCAGGCCCACCCGGAGCTACCGGTGTTGGCGCGGGAGTTGGAGCCCTACGAGTTCTCCTGGTTCGCCCAGGCTTTGGAGCCGGTGCGGGCGTCGATGTCGGTGGAAGCCGCCCCGCAGCAGGCGGTTGGGCAGGTCGCCGCGGTGGTGGTTCGTGAAGTGGAGAACGCCGGCCGCCGCCAAATCATCAACGCGGTGAAGAACGATAAACCGTTGGACGACAAACTCACCGAGCGCCGTGAACGGGTAAAGCTGACTGATGAGCAGATCGCGGAGTTCCGGGATTTGTTGAACCCGACCGCCGAGGTCACCTCGTGGGCCGGGTCGAAAGTCACGGTGGACCGCAAAGTGGAGTTGGCGGTCACCGAGGTTCGGGGTTGGGCCAGGGTCGCCACGGGGAAAGAGACGTGCGCGTTCTGTTTGGCGTTGGTGTCCCGCGGCCCTGTGTATTACACGGGGCAGTCCGCCGGGGTGGATCTACCCGACGACGAGCTGGTGGACATGTTCCGGGCGTCGAGCCTCGAGGAGTTCTTCGGGGACATTGAGGAGTTCATGGCCCCGGAGGACCGTTTCCACACGAACTGCGACTGCAAAGTCGTCCCGGTTTTCGATTTGGAGAACTGGGTTGGCCGGCGGGCATCGCAGAGGGCGTTCACGTTGTGGGAGGAAGCTTCCCGCCGCGCCGAGGACGCTTTGGAAGCCGAACCGGACAAGAAGTTCTACTCCCGCAACGGCCCTAAGTACGGGCCGAATAAGGGCAAACCTGGGTGGTACAAAACCACCCTGAATCGTGAGGCACTCAACCAGCTGCGGCAGATGATCGCCGCGGGTGAGGCCAACGCAACTGACTGGGCCGCCCTGAACGCGGCCTGAGTTAAGGAAAACCGTGAGCCCTTGATGGGTTCTCAACTACGCCCAGGAGGCAACCAACATGTCAGACGAAGCCGTTACCGCCGACACTGAATCTGCTGTGGCCCCGGAGGTCACCCCAGAGGACAGCGGCATGCTTGAGGAAATCAGGAAGGTTCGCAGGGAGAACGCGAAGTACCGGACTGAACGCAACGAAGCCCTCACGGCTATCGAGGCACTCAAGAAGTCTCATGGTGAGCAGGACGCAGCGTTCAACGATCTTCAGGCCGAGCATTCCGCCCGCAACCTGGAGTTGTTGAAGTTGAAGACTGTTCTCGCTGAGGGCATCCCAGCTGAGGATGTTCTGGATGTGGCCGCCCTGATCCAGGGTGACGATGAGGCCACGGTTTCGGACAGCGTGAAGCGTGTGAAGTCGCTTCTGGATAAAGCTCCCACCCGGGAGCGCCCTGTTGACCCATCTCAGGGTTCGGGCAATGTGCTGCCGCTGAACGGTGATCCGTTGTTGGAGACCGTGAAGCGGATGGTCGGCGCCTAAACCCTTCCTTTTCAAGAAAGAAGACAAACAGAAATGCCTGCATTCAATACCCCCGATACGGTGGCCCTGACCGGCGACACGATGTTCCAGGGTTACCTGGACCCGGTGATGTCTCAGGACTACTTCGCTGAGGTTGAGAAAACCTCCGTTGTTCAGCAGATCGCCCGGAAGATCCCTCTGGGGCCGACCGGTGTTCGTATCCCGCACTGGGATGGTGATGTTCGCGCCAAGTGGACCGGTGAGGGTGAGCAGAAGCCCGTCACCAAAGGTTCGATGACCAAGCAGGAAGTGGTCCCGCACAAGATCGCGACGATCTTCGCGGCGTCCGCTGAGGTTGTCCGGGTCAACCCGGGTAACTACCTCGCGACGATGCGCACGAAGGTCGCTGAGGCGATCGCGCTTGCCTTTGACGCCGCGGTGCTGCACGGCATCGACAGCCCGTTCGGCAAGTGCGTCGCTGACACCGCGAAGTCGGTCAAGTTGGCCGGCCCGGACACGGCGTTCGATTCACTGAACAAAGGACTGGATCTGCTGCTGAAGGACAAGAAGAAGTGGAACGGCACCCTGTTCGATGATCTGGCCGAGCCGGTCCTCAACGGGTCGAAGGACAAGCAGGACCGCCCGCTGTTCATCGAGTCCACGTACACCGACATCAACTCGCCGTTCCGTTCGGGTCGGGTGTTGGGGCGTCCGACGTTCCTGTCGGATCACGTCACCGACCCGACGAAGCCGAACAACGACACCGGAATCCTCGGCATCATGGGCGACTGGTCGAAGATCGTGTGGGGCCAGATCGGCGGGCTGTCCTACGACGTGACCGACCAGGCCACGCTGGACATGTCGGCCAACGGTGACGGCTCCGGCCTGGTGTCGCTGTGGCAGAACAACTTGATCGCGATCCGCATCGAGGCCGAGTTCGGTGTCCTCGTCGACGATCCCGAGGCGTTCGTCACCCTGACCAAGTGAGTTGTCGGGGGAGGGGAGCCATCGCTGCCCTCCCCCCGCAACTTCCCACCCAAAGAAGGGGAAGTGTTGTGAAGCTGAAGAACAAGACCAGCGGTGCTTTCGCGGAAGTGTCCGAAGAGCTGGGCAACGTCCTCGTCGGCGCGGGTGGTTGGGAGGAAATCCCCGAACCGGCAGACGACGTGGAGCCCAAGCCGGTTCGCAAGCGCGTCCCGAAGGCCCTCTGATGGCTTTCGCATCCGTTGACGATGTCGCGGTGCGCTGGTCCCGCGATCTGTCCTGCGAGGAAAGGGAACTCGTTTCGGTTCGCTTGGAGGACGTTGAGCGCCTGATCCGCCGCAGGGTTCCCACGCTCGATGATCGGCTCGCCGCAGGTTCGATTGATGTTGAGGATCTGATTCAGGTTGAGGCTGACGCGGTGCTGCGTTTATGCCGCAACCCTGAGGGCTATGTCAGTGAAACGGACGGCAATTACACCTACCAGTTGTCGAAAGACCTCGCTACGGGGAAGTTGAGTTTGACTTCTGATGAGTGGGCGATGCTGGGTGTTTACCGGAACCGTTTGACCACCCTTGTGCCTTCGGTGCTGCTTGGCGATGGATACACAGTTCTAGGTGAGGCGGAAATACAGCAATGACAACAGTTTTCACGGTGATCGGTGTTAAGAAACTGATCTACCAAACACTGCAGGATGATTACGGTGTCCTGCCCAATGGTGGTGGGTCACTCGGCGGCGGGGTCGTCACCGGGGGCCTGACCCAGGCCCAGGTTGAGGCCATCGTCAATACGGCCATCGCGAACCTGCCGATCTCCCCGACAGGCCCAACCCAGGCGCAGGTTGATGCGGCTATCGCAGCTGCTATCGCCACTGTTGCGGGTGGTGGTTTGACACCGGAGCAGGCGGCGCTGCTGGGCCAGGTGCAGCCGATCCTTGACGTTTTTGGCGGGACTGTCGCGGACCTGATCGTCTATGTCACGGGCGTTGATGACAACCTCGGTACTCTCGGAAGCAGCGCGTACGCAACGAGTGTCGGCTTGCAGCAGTTCCTTACGGCGGTCGCAGGTAATCCTGATCCGTCGGCAATCACAATTGCGGGCGGCGGGCTGGTCGCCCTAGCGGTGACCGCCTGGGATGATCTGGTGGCGCAGGTCGCAGGCAACAATCCCGCCGATTTGCAGCCTCTACTTGACCTGCTCGCGGTGAAGCCCGGTGCGACTCTGGCTGACGTTGAGGTCATCTGGCAGGCGTTGTCGGACGGCAGTGTTGCTGTTGCGCAACTGCTGTCGGCGCTGTCCGGTAAACCGCTGTCGGCCAACCCGACTGCGGCTGATGTGCAGGCCGGGCTGCCGGTGCTGATTCAGGCGATTGTCAAAGATGAGCTTGGTGATCGCGTCACCGCGTTGGAAGCTGCGGCCCTCTCCGGTGAGGGTGTATCGCAGGCGGTCGTCGATTCGCTGCTGGCACGTCTGGACGCCCTTGAGGCGGAGAACGTCACCATGAAAGCTGAACTGGCGCAGAAGATCAGCGAAACCGATATCGCTGCCCTGCGTGAGCAGGCCGCGTTCGCGGTTGAGGAGACTCAGCGGCTTGAGGCTCAGGACGCGGAGATTGTCGCTTGGGTGACCGAGAAGTACTTAGACAAGGAATTCTTTGAGCGGTGGGAGAACTCCATTGTCGACCTATTCAGCGGCGTGTATACCAACCACAACGACCTAGCGAAGCTGGTGCAGGACGTGATGAACGCCATGAACGGGCCAACCGCGACGGTGCAGTCCATCACCGAAATGTTCTGGTTGCTCAACGATCTGCTGACGGCGTTGGTCGAAGCTACTGGCATCGACTTCCCAGGGAGTAAGTGATGACGGTCCTGGGTAACAAGGATAGGGCGGGTGAGCCTCAGAAGTTCACCCGCACTCTGACGCCGTTTGATGGTGACTTCACCGTGATGGAGGCGGTTATCGGGGCGATGCGCACAGACCTGGAGGCGTTGAAAGCCGACAAGGCGGCTCCCCCTCCGCTGCCAGCCAGCACCGTCACTGAG